AAGAATTTCATTTCACAGGATCTGTTCCATACGACATTCATATTGTTGGTAGTATTGCATTTGTTACATTAGTTGCAGAGTCGTTTGACGAAGCCAAAGAATTAGTGTATAATTACTTCTACAACAACCCTGAGAATTTGTAATGATATTAACTACAAGTACATTTACTGGCACTATTCCATATGTTCCACCACCAACACCACAAGCACCTACATTCACACTACCTGATCCAATCAGTTATGAGTTTCAGGTAGTTGAATATATGCAAGATCAAAAGATTACAAAAGTTGCATTACAAGTTAAACAAAACACTCATGATCAATATGGAAATATCAAAATGCATGGTGTTTGGTATGATGTCCCACGTGTACAGGTGAAACTATGAATATCTTCTATCTCGATACAGATACTAAAGAATGTGCAAAACAACATCTTGATAAGCATGTCGTAAAAATGATTTTGGAATATGCACAACTTCTCTCAACTGCTCATCGGCTTCTTGATGGATATGAGTATGAAGGTAAGTCCATTTCTGGGCGCAAAGCCATGAGATGGAAATTAGATGATGCTCGTGAGAATAATTTATATCTTGCATCTCATATGAAACATCCATCAGGCATATGGTGTCGTCAATCAGAAGATAGTTATTGGTGGTTATATAGTCTCTGGCGAGAACTAATGAAAGAATATACATTTCGTTATGGTAAACATCACGTCGCTGAGAAACTGATTCCATTTCTTTCTTCTCCGCCAAATAATATTACGAAAACAATTTCAACACTGATGCCACAATGTATGCCAGACCAATACAAAGTCTCAGGTGATTCTATTCAAGCATACCATAACTATTACATCAATGATAAGCAACCATTCGCTGTTTGGACGAATAGACCTATACCAGAGTGGTATGTAAAAGAGTTGCGTAATAGAAACCATAAAGCAATTGCGATTAAAGAGAAAGATAAAGTCAAATTCAAGATGATTCCTTTATAAATAAGATTATGCCTACCTATACTTTTAAAAACACAGACACAGGTGAAGTTACTGAAGTTGTCATGAAGATTGCTGAACTCGATCCATATCGATCTGCCAATCCGCATCTAGAGACCATCATTGGTGCACCAATGCTTGGTGATCCAACTAAACTTTCTGCATCAAAGAAATATGATTCAGGATTTAAGGAGGTGCTACAAAGAATCCACGAAAAAACTCCAGGAAGTCAATTAAATCAATCATCATCACAATTATAAAAGAGGGGTACGAATGGCTCGTAAAGCAGCACTGAAGGTAGTAGATAATGAACAAAGTGAGCCAAAAGAAAATAATCAAAGAAAACCAGTAAGCAATCATTTAAGATTGCGCATCGATGATCTGAAGACATTCCAGCCGTTGACAGATAATCAGAAATTATTCTTTGATGCATATAAACGAGGAGATTATTTTGTAGCACTCCATGGAGTAGCTGGAACTGGAAAGACTTTTTGTGCACTGTATAAAGCAATAGAAGAAGTTTTAGATAAAAGCAATCCTTTTGATAAAATTATTGTTGTTCGTTCAGCAGTACAGGGACGTGAGATTGGACATCTTCCAGGCGATGTAAATGAGAAGATGGAAATTTATGAACAACCATATCGTCAGATCTGCGAAACTTTATTTGGTCGCAAAGACGCATGGGATAGATTAGAAGAACAGCACCACATTGAGTTTATCTCAACATCATTTATTCGTGGTATGTCTTTTGATGATGCTATCATCATTGTTGATGAGATGCAAAATATGACTTATGAAGAAATAGATACTGTAATGACACGTGTTGGTTATCGATCAAAGATTATTTGGTGTGGTGACTATCGTCAGACAGATCTAAATAAAAGGAAGAACGATGTTACTGGAATCTTAAAATTCTTTGACATAGCTCAACATATGAATGCATTCACTCGTATTGAGTTTACTGTAGATGATATTGTTCGTTCTTCTTTAGTAAAAGATTATATCTTAGCAAAATTAAGATATGAAGATAAAATAGAAAACATAGGAGGAAAGTAGTATGATAGAAACAATACTTTTAGTTTTAGTTGGTGCATTTATTGGGTGGCATTTCCCACAACCTAACTGGGCAATTGCCTTAGAAACAAAAATTAAATCAATATTCAAAAAATGATTACAGCAGATCAATTCCACCACTTGTTCCCTCGTGCTCAAGATCCAGAGAGTTGGGCGTCTTCTATGAACGAAGTATTCCCAACTTATAACATTAACACACCAGAACGTGTAGCTGCTTTTTTGGCGCAATGTGGACACGAATCTGGCGGTTGGACAGTTTTTGAAGAGAACTTAAATTATTCAGCGCAGGGTTTACATAGTTTATTTAAAAAGTATTTCCCTACTCTTCAATCAGCTGAACCATATGCCAGAAAACCAGAAATGATTGCCAACAAAATCTATGCAAACCGCATGGGTAATGGCGCACCAGAATCTGGTGATGGATATAAGTATCGTGGACGTGGACCAATTCAACTGACTGGAAAATCAAACTACATGCAATTCGCAAAAGATATGTTTGATGACTGGCAAAATGTAGTTGATAATCCAGACTGGGTTACTGCAGATAGAGATTTTGCTCTTATGTCAGCAATTTGGTTTTGGAATAGATCTAATTTAAATCGTGAAGCAGATGCTGGCGATATTAAAACAATGACCAGAAAGATCAATGGTGGTTATATCGGTTTGGAAGATCGTATCAAACACTATAATGAAGCAATTCATTTATTGACATAATATGATCACTTTAACAGAATCCGCAAAGACTCAACTAGATGAGATCTTAATGGATGAGCCATCTATGAAATATGTAAGAGCATTTATAGAAGGTGGTGGATGTTCTGGATTTAACTATGGATTTACACTTGAAGAAAATAAAGAAGAAGATGATTTCGTTATTGATAATCTTTTGGTTGATGCTTTAAGTATGCAATATTTTGAAAATGCTACTATAGATTTTACTAGCGATAAATTAAAAGGATCACAATTTGTTATATCAAATCCAAACGCCAAATCCACATGTGGTTGCGGAAGCAGTTTCTCAGTCTAAATTAAAGAATTTTATACATCATGATTGGGATAAACTTGAACGTGACACACAATCCGATGGAACACGTCTATACAAAACACCATCAGGTAAAGCCTATCCTAGCGTCACCACAGTTACAGGACTCCAAACAAAAAAAGGAATCATGGAATGGCGAAGAAGAGTCGGTGAAGAAGAAGCTAACAGAGTATCTGCAAAAGCATCAGGACGTGGAACAAGAATCCATACACTCTGTGAAAACTATTTGCTTGGAAGAGATGCCAGCCCACTTATATCTGATGCAGAGATGTTTGGGTCGATGCGAGAATGGTTAGATGACATTGATAACATTCATTGTTTAGAAACACCACTCTACTCTGATTTTTTACAGGTTGCTGGTACAGTTGATTGTATTGCAGAGTTCCAAGGTAAGTTATCTGTTATTGATTTTAAGACATCATCAAAACCGAAAGACAGAGATGATATCCATCAGTACTTTATGCAAACTGCTGCATATGCAGTAGCTTTTGAAGAGCGCACAGGAATTCCAATTGGAAAACTTGTGATTATAATGGGAGTTGACAACGACTTCCCTCGATTGTTCATAGAGAAACGTGATAATTGGATAGCTGGATTTAGGAAATTGAGAATGGACTATCGAAACCAATACAATATCTAAGGATCAAATGAAATACATTTCAACGATAGCATTTTTATTTTGCTTCAACACTTTAGCATCAGCACAGAGCATTGTCGATTTAACTAAACCAATGAAGTGCTCTGAAGTAGAAGCAGTAATGGGTTACTTCTCAAATACCCATAATGAGAAACCAGTTTGGGTTGGAAAGACAGTGCACAATACTCACATGACACTACTAATGAACAAAGAAACTCGTTCATGGACTATGGTGGAATATGATTCCAGATTAGCATGTGTATTGGGTGCTGGTGAAGAAAAATCTGGCAGTGATCCATCGTTTGGTGTCAGTGCTCAACGATAAATAATTTGAATTGTAAGAATATATGATGTATAATAGTGATATGGTTGTTTGAAGTTGACCGAAAGGTGTGCTGGACGGGAGTTCGATTCTCCCCACCTCCACCAGAAGCGTATTCTTTGAGGTCTTGGTCGTTACCAGCGTAGCAAAAACGATGACAGAATATACTTCTGATGGGGGTGACTAGGTTTCGACAGAGCAATAAGTAAGAAGATGGACAACTCGAGACAGATACTCGCTAAAAGTAAAACAACGTAAACGCAAACGACGAACTGTTCGCATTAGCAGCCTAAACACTGCTTAGGGTTTCGGTAGCTTTCCTCGTAACAGAATAAGCTACCATCTATTAACAGGAGAACATATGAGATTACTAAGCGTTTTATTTTTATCAATCGGTTTGATGACAGTTGCATCTGCAGCAGAAACCAAACCAGTCGTTGCAACACCAGCTGTCACTAAAGCAGATGCAGGTAAACCTGTTGAGAATGATAACTGCGTCAAAAAGGATAAGAAAGGTAAATGTCCTCCACCACCAAAAGGTAACAAACCAACTCCAAAGAAAAAGGTAGAAACACCTAAATAATTGTACAGAGGGTTGGTGAACCCTACAAAATCACCATACACACAACTCATAACACACAAGGAGTAACACATGAGTAATTTGACACCGTTCGAGATTCGCCTTGAACTATTAAAAATGGCGAAAGACATGCTTAACGATGAGTACTACGGTAAGCGTGAACAAATTAGCAACGACTGGCATATGAAAGTCGAATCTGCTAAACTCAATGGTGGCACTATTCCTGATCATCCAGGATTCCCTGCTATCCCATCCGAACTCGACATCATTGCAAAGGCTCAGGTCTTGAATGGTTTCGTTTCAAATATCCCCCAAGATACAAAGACTATAAGCAAAAAGTCAACCTGATACGGGATTGGAGAAGTGCATTCGTGCACTTCTCTTTAACTAATTAAGGAGATTATATGCATAAGCGCATACTAATACTAATAACATTATTAATCGTCAGTTGTTTAAGTGTATCAACAACATCGTTCTCATCAGATAAAGTACTAGATATTGAATATCATCAACTAACAAAAGAAGCAAGAAAAGAAATTGATTGTCTCGCAGACAATGTGTATCATGAAGCTGGTTATGAAGCAGAACAGGGACGAATGGCGGTGGCATTCGTTACATTGAATAGAGTACAAGACCCAAGATTCCCAAAAGATATTTGCAGTGTAGTTAAACAAAAGAATAACTACACATGTCAGTTCACATGGATGTGTGAAAATAAAATTACTAATAGACAGAAACAACAGTATGAACTATCACGTGAAGCAGCGTTGTATGTATACGCTAATTATGAAAAATTGAAAGATATCACAAAAGGTGCATTATATTATCATGCCGATTACGTGAATCCTAGATGGAAACTGCAGAAGACTGTAGTTATTGGAAGACATATATTTTATAGAGAAAGAGGAACATATGATGCGCAAATTAAACCTACAGTTGAACGAGACAGAGGACGCACAACACTCGTTCTTCTTGCTGATGGAAGAAATTAACCTTCAAACTGCTAAACAAACAGTTGAGTGGATTTTTGAATGTAACTTCCAAGAAGAAAGACCTGATCTATTAAATTTGATTATCACTTCTCCTGGAGGTGACTTGAATGCAGCATTTGCTATTATTGATACCATGCGTGGCTCTGCCATTCCAATTCGTACAATTGGTCTTGGTCAGATTGCTTCTGCTGGACTTATGATTTTTATTGCTGGTGAAAAAGGTAAGAGACTTCTGACACCCAATACATCGATTTTATCGCACCAGTATTCATGGGGTGCGTTTGGAAAAGAGCATGAGTTATTTGCAACTGTTAAAGAGTTTGATTTGACTACTAAGAAGATGATTGCTCACTATAAAAAGTGTAGTGGATTGTCTGAGGCGAAAATTAAAGAGTTATTGTTACCGCCACAGGATATGTGGTTGAGCCCATTAGAAGCTAAAAAGTTAGGACTATGCGACGATGTTAAAGAACTTAATTAACTACTTAAAATATTCTGGTGTATGGATAGGAATTATTTTCAATCCATATCACTGGAGTTTTCGATTTCAACTATTGAAACCAACAGATATGGATCCACAACAACATGGATTATATGCTAACTTTGGTCCATTCTGGTTAAGAATGGTTATTGATAATGGTACTTACTAAAATAAAGGAATTTATAATGAATGATAATGTTCTCACAGTTTCTATTGCGTTAGTTATTCTTACTACGATTGGTTCATTTACATTTTACCAGTACTCTGAATTAAAATCACTTGAACGCAATGTAGAGTCTGCAATCGTTAAGGGTATTGACCCAGTTGCAGTTAGATGTGCATATGCAAAGCAAACTGATACCATCTGTATCGCCTATGGGACTGCTGTTCGCCCAAAGTAAGGAAATAACCCCTCTAGTCTAGGGGTTATTTTTCCTTTATAAATCAACAACTTACGAGTGTCCAGAAAGTTGTTGTCTTTAATTGACTATTGGAGCATAATATACCTTATCGTGATTAAGAAAGGTTTATTATGAGTCTTCTAACAGTCGGTAATCCAAAATTGCTAAAGGGACAGGCACAGGGATATTTGTCTTCAGTACTGCACTTTGCGCCAGCAGACTTGTCTGGAAAAGAAGTCTGCCCGAAGCGCACGAAGGGTTGCACGGAAGCATGCTTGAATCTTGCTGGACGTGGTGGCATCTTCAAGAAAGGTGAATCCACTAATGTGATTCAGCAGGCACGTATACGCAAGACAAAGATGTTTTTTGAGAATCGCTCAGCATTCATGTCACAGTTGCTTAACGATATCGTCAAGACCATCAAGTATGCAGAAAAGAAGGGACTAATCCCTGTCTTTCGATTGAATGGCACCAGTGACTTGTCATGGGAGAAGTATGAGATTCTGGAAGGACGCAATATTTTCCAGATGTTCCCACAAGTGCAATTTTATGACTACACTAAGGTGCTTGGTCGTAAAGTTGGTGACATTCCAAACTACCACCTAACATTCTCCAATGCCGATGGAAACATCAATGATGTTCTTGCTGCAATACAGGCAGGATTGAACATTGCTGTTGTTTTCAAGAAAGAATTACCGAAGACTTATCTTGGTCTCCCAGTGATTAATGGGGATGAAACAGACTTGCGTTTCTTGGATCCCAAAGGTGTTATCGTTGGACTCAAAGCCAAAGGTAAAGCGAAGAAAGACACGTCTGGATTCGTTGTATAAATTGATTGACTTTTAAACATAAATGGAGTATAATATATTATGCAATTATTGATTGGATTTATTATGGGTGTTATTGTTGCAACTGTAGGATTTAGTAATTTTGCTAATTTTGCAGATCGTCAACTTGACAGTGCAAAAGTTATAATTAAGGAGAATGTGAAATGAAGAAGAGTATTATATCAATGGCAGTTCTTGCTGTATTTCTTACTGGATGTGCATCTACAAGTAAGAGTCCACCACCTGTTGCCAAAGTAGAAAATAAACTGGAGATGAAACCAGATATTAGAAAAGCAGAGGCAGAATTTCTTGAGACAGCTGGAACAGTGCAGTTGCAATTCTCAGAAGAGGGTGATTGGCTGTTAATCAAAACATCAGGCACAGCACCTATTAACTTCAACCATGCTCAGGGTCGTGAAGACGCATTCCTGTTAGCGACGATGCGTGCAAAGCGCAACCTAGTTGAGTTTTTAAACAACGATATTAAGTCTGGTAAAGCAGTCGAGAATGTGACAAAGACTGCATTGAAAGACATCGTTACATCTAATGGCTCTGAGAATAGTAAACGAAGTAAAGATACCAAGTCTGATGAATTGTTCGGAAGTGACACAGAAGTAGACCACTCTCAATATAGTCAGGAAGAGCGTAACAGAGCCAGTAAAATTTCACAGTCTGTAACTGAAAATATTAATGATAACTCTCAGGGTATTCTACGTGGTGCTTATATTTCCAATCGTAGTATTGATCGTGAGTCTAATATGGTTGCTGTGACACTTATGGTTTCCAAGAAAAGTATCAATGCTGCATCTGTTGTTCGTACTCAAATGAATGGTTTCTAATGAAGAAAACACTTCTGTCTCTTTTATTGATATCTACGTTTGCTTCTGCCGAAGAAGTGCGTGTGACTGGTTATGGTGCTACCTATGCTTCTGCATTAGAGAATGCAAAGACACAAGCACTTGAGAAAGGTGCAAGCACATTCATCATCGGTGAAAACCATGCTAAGAATGGAAGTGTCACTGAGCAGATTGACCAGTACAATGGTGGAGTTATTAAAACATATAAAGTTGTTTCGAAAAACTCCACTCCTATTGGCTATGAGGTAGAGATCATTGCAGATGTTGTTCCGAAAAACAATTCGATGAAGAAGAATCGAGGCACTTCATTGAATATTGATTTTGACGAACATGACAAGAGAGAGAAGATTGTAAGGCATCTAAACAATGTTACTTCTGCAATTAGGGCTGATGCATCTTCAGTTTCTACTAAAGTTGGAGCGTATGAGACTACTGTAAATGCAAATATAACTTTATCATGGCAACCGAAGTGGATAAGTGATATGAAATCATTTGCCAGTGTAGTTAATCAAAAGGGAGATACGAATAATAACATTCGTGACATGATTACTGGTGGAGCGATATCATATTCAATGACTAATTTTGGTGCTATTGGTGCATTGGCTTCTCTTGGTGTTTACTCTGCTACAAAACCACCAGAACGACCAATCAATAACAATATGATGGTCTGCTTTAGTGGTAATGAGTGTTCCAGCATTAATGTTGATATGAATCTACCACGCAATCCAAAGTTAGTTCTTGTAGCTGATGTTGGTGGACAAGAAGTAGTCCTACATGAGAATTACTTAGATATGAAATTGTATCGATATGTTGAATCTGGAGAATCAGTCAATAACTCTATCTTTAGAAGTTACAATGTTCGTTATAATCAGCCAGCGTTGTTGATTGATGAGAAACAACAGACGATTCCCATAGCGTTTAATGTAAGTAATGATGTTATCCGAAATGTGTCAAATGTTAATGTTTTTCTTAGGTGATCTATGTTTATTTACGTGAAAAATTCTAGTAAAAAGAAGTCTAAACCAAATGCCAAACAGCGAGAGTTGAGAGCTAACTGGGAAGCTATGCTAAAGAAGTATCCAACTAAGGATATTTCTGCAACTGTGGTTGTTAAGCAGCAGAAACCATATCAGCGAGAAACTGTAAAGTATCCTAGTCTGAATTCTGGGTACCATGACTGTAGTAAGAAACCCAGTCCAGTCTACACAGGAACTAAGGTTAAAGGAATTGGAACGATGCATAAGTCCAATGCTGTTCCTATCTTCTCTGACGAAGAAGCTATGGACATTGCAAGGATGCGACGAGGATAAATAGCTTGTCTTGCAATAATAAATACTGTATAATAGATAAATAACTGTGTCTATTACTCCCACAACAATAAGGAAATTAAATGAGCACAACTAGTAAAATCAATGAGTATCAGGAATTGCTTGGAGTTAAAATGAGACTCGACAAGTTTTTCTCTATGTTCTTAGACCAGTATGGTGACCAGATGGATTCAGATAATACTGATACGCCAGTTTGGAAATTATATAAAGCCAAACTAAAAGATTATGATAATGTTTCTCGTTCAATTAAAGAAGCTGAATATTGGATGAAGAAGGCAGACTTGAAACAGGCTGACACAGAAAAGGTTAATGCAGCTAAAGAACGAGCAGACGCAGTCACTGCTGAGAAGAAAGCTAAAGAAGAAGCTATTGCAGCTGGCACATTTGAAACTGAAGCTGCTAAGTTAGAAAGATTATCTAAAACAGATGAATCATATAAGGACACTGATGAATTTAAAAATTGGGATCCGACTGTATTTCATGAAGTTTATAATCCTGATCCAGAGAAACTAGATTAATATTATGAAATTAGATAATGAAGTTTTGCTGTTTAAAAATGCTAACGATTTTTCTCTACACATTGAGCAGAAAGTTAGCCAAAGTAAGATGACATATATGGATGCGGTTCTTGAATACTGCCGCATCAATTACTTGGAACCAGAAGACATTTGCCAGCTTATCAATAAGTCGCTGAAGGATAAGATTGAAATGGACTTTCGTGAATTGAACTATTTACCTAAACAGGCACAATTAGATGTTTGATAATGATACTATTAGTATAAGAGTATGGATTCTTTTCCTAATAGGTTTTATTTGTTATATTTCTCTCATGATATTTTTGATCACCCATTCACCTAGTGGAAAAACTTATAATTGTAGTATAGCGGAGATCTCTCCAGATTATACTCCAGCTATGAAAGAACAGTGTAGGAAATTGAAAAGTGGACGGATTTAAAGCATATCGTTATTACTTAGCAATTAAACTTCACTTCACCACCGATAAATTTAATGTCTTTGAAAACAGAGGCAATGTTCGTGGTACACGTGAAGCATTTAATGCTAGGAATGATAGATACATATTTGAGAAACTTGCCATCAAGCATCCAGAAGATAAAGACATCATCCAGTTCTTTACTTCTAACTTTGCTTATGGTAATGAGAATGCAATCTATGCTGGACAGGAAGCTGAAGACAATTATCTTCAGTGGATGAAACGTAAACAAAGTATTACAAAGGTGTTCGTTGACGACCTAGCTGCAATGCTAACCTATGTTGAGATGAACAAACTTAAACACAGTGCAATATTTGAATTTACTGAAAATGAATATCCAATAACTCTAAACATGTTTATTGGTGGTAAGATATCCATCGAAACACTAAGAATTATAGACGATTTTTATCCTTTAATAGAGAAGTGGATGCAAAATGTATCAGTAAAATATATTTGGGATAACGAACTAAGACGAATAAAAAAGTTGACTGGGTTTGTTAAATACGATAAGATTAAGATCGAAAAGATTTTTAATCACTTCATAGAAGAAATTGCATAGTGATATTATGGGCAAGACATACAAGAAACACATTGATGAATTTTCCAGTGAGCGTTCTGGGAAAGTACCGAAACATTCTAATGGTCGAAAGACTGGCGGAATGAAAACGCTAAATAGTTATGTTGAAGAAGATTATGATTTTGACGATACACCATTTGATGATGCTATTGAAATAAATGATGAAATTACAATTAAACATACTAAAAATACTTAACATACTTTTATACAAAGGAAATACGAAATGGATATTCAAGCACTTCGCAAAATGCGCAACTCAGACTTTGGTGCAATCTCTAATGCATTCGAGAAAGTCGCAAACCCCCAAACAGAAACCAAGTCATATGTCGATGATCGCTTTTGGCGATTGGAAGGTGACAAAGCAGGTAATGGCACAGCCACACTTCGCTTTCTTCCACGTGTAGAAGGTGATGAACTCCCATGGGTTCGAATCTTTTCTCATGGCTTCCAAGGTCCAACTGGTAAGTGGTATATTGAAAACTCTCTAACCACTCTTGGCGAAAACGATCCTGTTGGTGAGTTAAACACCACTCTTTGGAACTCTGGTTCTGAAGCCAACAAAGAAATCGCACGCAAGCAAAAGCGTAAACTCTCTTTCATTGCCAATGTTCTGATTGTATCAGATCCTAAGCATCCTGAAAACGAGGGTAAGGTATTCTTGTTTAAATTTGGCAAGAAAATCTTTGATAAGATTATGGACAAGGCTCGTCCAACTTTTGAAGACGAGAAGCCAGTTAATGTCTTTGATTTGTGGGAAGGTGCAAACTTCAAACTTCGTATGCGTAAGAAAGATGGTTACGCAAACTATGATGAGTCAGGTTTCAGCGAACCAGTAGTAGTTTCTGATAATGAAGAAAAACTATTGGCTATCGTAAATGCACAACACAAGTTGTCTGAGTTTACAGATCGTAAAAACTTCAAGTCTTATGATGAGTTGAAAAAGAAACTCAATGAAGTTTTGTCTGGTGATTCTTTTGCAAGCAAGTCTGCTGCAGAGATTGCTGAACAAGAAGATCGTCCAGTAGCATCTGCACCTAATGTAGCGTCAAAGCCAGCACCAAAGATGCCTGAGATTAACGATGATGACGATGATGTTATGTCTTACTTTGAGAAGATTGCTAAAGAAGACTAATTAATACTGCTTAAGTATTGAGGGCTACCATTGCGGTAGCCCTTTTTCATTATTGGTACTTGCTCTTTAACCATTCACCAACAGAGGACTCTTGGTTTCTGATTGGTGCTTTAACATTGGTAACTTTCTGACTATTGTATGTTGTCAATGGAGAGTTAACCACGTTAGTGTTACCAGATGCTTTATTGATGTTCTCTTTCAGAGAAGCAGCATCTGTTGATTTCTTAGTAACCGCATCAGCAGTATTAGGTTGACTTACTGCAAGAAGTTCAGATGCCTTAGCGTAACCTACATCAACTTTACGTTTATCAAACCAGCTAAGTTTCTGGTATGCGTCATCTTCTTTGACAATCTCTGCGATTTTTTCATTATCACCACCAGCTTGTGCGCTTTTCTTAATCTGATCAAAAGCACGTTTACTAATTTCACGTGTTCCATTAGTAGACTTATTACCCTGTGCGTCAGTAGTTACTCCAGTAGCAGCTGCATCACCAGACAACATTGCCTTACCAGTTTTTGGATCAAATGTAGCGAAGTCTTCTTTATATACCGCACTACCATCTTTACCAACTTTTTCAGTTTGGGTCAATACTCTGGTTTCATCTTTGTTTCTTGCTTTCGCTCTGGCAATGGCTTCTTCACTCATACCATTTGCTCTCATCGTCTTTTCATCAATACCGCCAGTACCACTTGAAACTATATTTTGTTTATAGTTACTAGTGTCACCACCACTAGATGATGATTTTTGCTCTAGTGAACTATTAGAACTAACACGAACAGTTCCTTCATCTGGTCTGAATGGATAGTATGGACCAAAAGAGAATTTTTTACCTAAAACAGAGAATCCTATTTCTGGTATACCGAAGTCTTCAAAGAATCCCATGACTTTGTTTGCAATACCTTTGAAAAAATCAGTCACAGGTTTAAACACCTCCGTGAGTGGAGTTACAATATAGTCATTAATCAATCCAAACAATGTTCTAGGTATAAACAAGAATGCGTCAACGAGAGTACCCATAATATCTTTAATAGGTTCCCATAAAGACATCATAGATTCACCTAAACTCTTAAGTGTTTCTATAGGACTCATGATAAATTCTTGAATCTTTTTAGGTATAAACAGTACTGCGTCAACGAATGAGGAGAACATATCTGCAAAGGAGAATGAATCTAAGAATTTCTCTACTGCATCAAATCCTAGTGCGCCAGCAATCCAAGAGATAGCACCTTTGATCATGTCAAGTACGCCAAATACTAATCCATTGAATAGTCCTTTGATTGCACCACCAATTGCTCCAACAAAACCACCCTCTTCCCATCCAGCAAGCGCACCTTTAACTGTATCCCATACAGACATAATGATCATTAATGGATATGCGATTTTTGATACCACACCTGATACTGCAGAAAATAATTTACCAAAAGAACTTAACTTAGATCCTATCATCCCAAAGAATTCCATCATACCACCAAGAGCACTTTTGATAAACGATACTGCGTTACCAATTGGTCCACTAACTTGAGATATTGTTTTAAACCCTGCGATAATTGGTTCTAAAAATCCAGTAACAGCAGTCTTTATAGTAGTGATGACTTTACCGATCATAGATCCTTCGCCAAAGATTCCTTTGAAGAAGTTTATGGCACCAGTAAATATACTGCCTATTTTTGTAATGACATTATTAAAAATACCTTTCATGCTGTCAACCAGCAAAGAAACTGTAACCTCAATGTTAAATAAAATCTTTCTTAAAGATGGAAACCATCTAGACAAATACACAACCATTTTTTCGATGCCAAGACCGATATTAACAACGAAGAATTTAATAGTTTTTGCCCATGCAGTGACTAATCCAGCAATAGTTCCAGCAATTATTCCGATAGTAGTTGCTAGTCCTCCCAGTAAACTACCAAGACCAAGACCACCACCCTCGTCTGCTGCTTTAACCTTTTCTGCTGTAATAGGTCTTGTGTTTTCTTCTATCTGTTTTAATAACTTTATCTGGTCATCTTGATATCTACCTGTCTCAACTTCTGACTCTAGACTAGAATTTAAAGACTGATTAGTAGATGTTGATGTAATTTTACCCTTTGTCTGTCCGCTTAATACACCTGTTAGTGTATTAATACTAGAAATTAACTGTTTGATTACAGGTATGAGACCACCTGTGTTATCTCCTCCACCAGCAGCTTTATTGCCTGGAAATTGAATAACATTAGATCTTTGTTGTTCTAGTATTGCTTGCATTATTGTTTACTCGCTAGTCTTTGTTTTTCTTCTTCTAAGTGCTCGATTAACATATGGACATAGATTTCTCGTTCGAATGGAATCATATCTTCAATGTCAACTAGCGAGTACTTATGATATTGTAGTAAAGCAAAATTCATTTTGTAATAGTTAGTCAGACTATCATGACAAAGGTTTATTAAAAAAAACTGTCCATACCCTCCAATCTAACATGATGTGCCTTACTGCAAACTGGACAACTGTAGTTGATGTCATATGTTAGCTTTGGCATAGTTTCAAAGAACTTTTGTATCTTTGAGAACTGATCTGTAGTTAGATTGTTAATAAACTCCAACATCTCTTCTTTTGTTTGATCTTTACTATGATAAACTTCACCACCATCATAGATGTACTCTATTGATTGAGAGATAATGTTAAACACAGACTCAGTATCAGACTCACTTACATTCTGAAATTTTTTGATAATATCAACAGAAGGATACTTCATCACAACACCAATATCACCCCATAGGCTAATTTTTTTGCTGTGATCATCTTTAGACTCAACCTGAATCTGGCTCAAGTCGACTGAAACTTTTACTTTGGCTGCTTTATTTTGTTCGCCATGATCTACATCACAAGACATAATCAATTCTACAGTTTCACCTACAGACTTAGCTCTTAGTTGAGTGAAAATGTATTCCAAATCAAACATTGCAAGACTATCAATATCCAGTGGATCTGTTACGCATGATGCTATGACAGTTTTTAAAGTATTAACCATAACTTTTTGGTCTTCACTTTGTTGTGCTATCATTAATGCTTTTTGATCCTTAACTAGGAATGGACGATAGTTTACGGTTTTCTTTGTTGATGGGATCACCAGACTATAAACTGGTGTACTATTTAATGGTAAAGCCATTATTATTCTCCTTTAGACATATTCTTGATTAACTTATTCAACTCAGCAGTGCTACCTGTAAAGATAACATTGTTATTAGTCACTTCTTTCTTAGATCCTACACCATCTTTTGGTGCGTCTAATTTCTGTTTTTGCTGATGTAAATCCATAAGTTGTTGGTTCACGTCAGCAAGTTGTTTCATTAAATTACCCACAACCTCAAAGGCACGTGGATGTTCAGATTGTTTGGCTACTTCAAGTGCTTGAACTAAGGCATCTTGTCCAGTTGTTAAGAGAGAACGAAGATTACTTCTAGTGATATCATAGTCAGATTCAATTTTGTTATCTGTGTTGTCAATAACTACAGTCTCCTGCATGGCTACTTCGTTTTTAACAATAGGTGCTATATCAAACACTTCAGATAAACTATCATCAATTTTCATTTCAATCCTTATACATTATGTTGGTAGCTTAGTTGCGAATTTATTAAACTGTTGTCCAAATGAAGAGTCATTGAATTCCATATCGCTATTTCCATTATTTGAATTTTGATACTTATAGAAATTGTTGTAATACTCATTCAAAATTTGCGCATCAATAACATCATCCACTTCTAAAACACTTCGAGTTCCAGCTTGCCAATTTTTATACTGTATTGATACGTTAATTTTCATAATGTCTTTAGAAGCATAATCTAATTGAATAGAGTTTATAGCCTTTGGATAACATTCAAACATAGTCAATGTATATCGTGTATTATTTAATAAGTCTTGCACATCAATTGACCAGTCTGTTGTATATGCGTCGTAGTAGTTAAATTTTCTTGTTTCTGGATCTTGAACAGAATTTATCCACTGGTCGAACATATATTTAACATACATTTCTTTGTCTACATAAAAAGAAAAAGATGCATTGTCGAATAGTTTTTCATATGGTGTTTCTCTAAATTCACCGAATGTTCTAATTTGAGTTGTCGAGAATGAAACCCCTGGAAGTGTTGCTTGATCGCAAAGCAACATGATACTTCCTAAATTAATGTTATTCAAAGAGACAGGTGGAACAAATGAAACAGTATATCTGTTTGATCTAGACAAACCTCTAGTTTTAATGTCAGCTATAAATTGTTCTATCATTTTTATGATCTTCTAATTATTCTTTTTGATTCTTGCCACACAGCTTCTTTACTAGCCCCAACGAATCTTTCTACTGGGAGCAACATTGCAGTAGCCCAGTCATCTGCATTAATTTTTCTAAACTTACTTCTAATATGATCATTTAAGTATCGTTTAATACATGGTTGCGCAGCTGCGAATTTAGAAACTCCATCTATAGTACTCCAAGAATATCTTAACCTAGTAGTTTCATCCATTCTAGCATTAGTTCTAAAGGTAAGAAGTCTATCCAATAAAACCATTCTAAGTTGGTATGGAAGATAGTGCATATTCAATCCGATAAAACCATCTGGAGTTTTACTAAATGGAAAGACTAGAGGAAATCTATCATAGTATGGTAGTGTAGCCTTTAGTTTTGGATCGTACATGTACATGTACAAATTTCCAGGGATTATATTGCTAACATTTTGTTCTGTATTACCATTTAGTATTCTAGGAGGTGTGTAATTCTGCCTACCCAATTGGTAAACCTGTTGCTCGAACCAAGATCTAGACTTAACAGCAGCTGTCTGTAAGTCGTACTTGTTTCTTTCGAAAACGTCTTTAATAGATAAAGTGGCCATATTAGTTATTTAGTTGCCAATCCTAACTCATATTCTGTTATAATTTTAAATTCCCAACCACGATCTTTTGCGTAGGCATCTGCAGCTTTCCATTTAGCTTGATTTTTCATAAATGTTAAAGATTCAACTAAATATCTCTGAGTTCTACGACCAGGATACTCTGGTGGTTGAGTTTGTTTAGCTGGTTTAACTTCCACTAGATATGTTTTCCCAACACTAGTTGTAATTTTAAAATCTATAAAATAACGATGAATTTTTTCATCTGTTGGGCATCTATATGGAACTACTGTTTCTTCAGAACTCCATTTAATGATACCTGGATTTTTATCACACCAAGAGGCGAATTTAGTCTCCCAACTAGATCTCATTATGATATTAGTTGGGTCTCCATTATACTTTTCTGGAAATACAGGGACGTATCGTCTTTTATGGAACATAAATATGTGATAGAATAATCATCTTATTTAGGCTAAAGGTAAAAATGGCAACAACAAAAGAAAAACAACCACAACAAAAACCTAATCTATATACTCCACGTGGTGGTGCAACAACATTTAATGCAAGGAAATATGATATAACAAACTATACATATCCTGCAGACCTTATGTCTTCGAAATACGGTGGTAATTATGTAGTGTTTTATATCAATGTTGCCAGTGATTCTAAATTATTTAAAGGTTCTAATGCTGCAGCTACAGTTGAACTAGACCAGACTGAGGGAAGAGATCGTGGAGATTTAATTGCCTCTAATCTATCTAAAGACCAGTTAATTGGTGCTAATGCTGCAGTCAATACTCTAGCTGGTATTTTTGGTGGTAGCATTGCGGCAAATGCACCAGTTAAAGGTGCTCTTGTCGCCAACATTCCTACAGTTGGTCTTGGTATTGCTGCAACTTTGGCACCAGACGCAACTCGTTCACAGAAAAGACTAAAAACTGCTATTGCTTTACATACACCGAATCAATTAGCTATTCGTTATGGTATGCAGTGGTCTGATGATGACACTATGATGCTGCAAGCAGCTGGTCAAGGAATTGAAGAGATTATGAAGGCTGTTGATTCAGAAGGTAAAAGCAGCGATGTTAAAGGTGTTGGTGCTGCTGTTCTAGCTAACTTTGCATTATCCAAAGGACCAAATGCTGGAGCTAACTCTGCTGCTCTTGGTATTGCTGCAAACCCTAAAAAGGAACAAGTATTTAAGGGTGTAGATTTTAGAACATTCTCTTTTGATTATCAATTCTTTCCAAGAAATGAATCTGAGGCTAAGAATGTCATGAAGATTATTCAAGAGTTTAAGTATCATATGCATCCAGAGTTCAAAGATACGAATAACTTCGTTTATATCTACCCTTCTGAATTTGATATTTACTATTATCAAGGAACCCAAGAAAACTTACATCTTCATCGCCATACATCTTGCGTTCTAACAGAAATGAATGTTAACTATACACCTAATGGTACTTTCAATACATTCGAGGATGGTATGCCCACACAGATTAATGTAACACTATCGTTCCGTGAGCTTGCACTTCTTACCAAAGATAAAGTTAAGGATGGTCTATAATGTACTTCAAAGATTTTCCAAATTTTTTATATGATTTCAAATATGGTGATACATTAAAGACTTCTATTGTTACTGACATCACTAGAAACGTAAGAGTACGTAAAGAGATTCTGTCCAGTGTAACGATATACGATGAGTATGATATTGAAGATGGAGAGACTCCAGAAATCATAGCTGAAAAGATTTATGGTGATGCTAAGTATCATTGGGTAGTTATGCTTTCCAATGATGCTGTTGATTACTTAACAGATTTTCCATTAGAAGAGCATAAATTGGTTAAGGTTATACAGGACAAGTATACTAACATTAATGCTATACATCACTATGAAAATTCTGATGGGTTTGTTGTAAACTCAGACGATCCAGATGCATATCCAGTTTCTAATAATGAATATGAGAGAAGACTAAATGAAACTAAAAGAAGAATAAAGTTAGTTTCACCGAAATTATTAAATACTATATTGAAAAACTTTAAAGATCTATTATAATGCAACCCAGTTCATCAATTAGGTTTGCTGGTGATGTCAGCATTGATAAAGCCCAGATTATAACATCAAAGGGATTCTATCAGGATATTTCAGCTCAAATTATTACACTACAGTTATATGAAGATTTATTTGCACCTTTCTTAACTGGAAGTTTGATTATTAAAGAATCATTAGATTTAGTCAATCTATTCCCATTCATTGGTGAAGAATTTCTTGAGTTAGAGATAACAACTCCATCACTTGAACGTGGTAATGTTAAGTCTAGATTTTATATCTACAAACTAACAAACAGAGAATTGGTTGGAGATCGTTCTGTAGTATATCAATTACATTTTATATCTCAAGAAGCTATTGTAGATTTAAATAAAAAAATTAGTAGGGTATTTAGTGGTAAGATATCAGATATAGTTAAAACTTTTGTTACAGGTACAACAGATGGACTTGAGAGTAAAAAACAATTATATGTTGAACCCACTGTAAACAGTTTAAAATATATTTCTAATTATTGGTCACCAGTTGAAAATTTAGTATTTCTAACATCTAATGCATCTGCCAATTCTCCTAATTATACTTTCTTCGAGAACAGAGATGGTTTTTACTTTGTTTCTTTAGATGCTTTATATGAAGCTGGAGTGTATCAAGATTTTGTATATGACAGATATACCAGAGAAAGTGATGCAAGCGGAAAAGATTCTAGAAATACTCCAGAAGACTTTAAGCGTATTATGGAGATAAGTATTCCTGTGGGATATGATTATATGGATCGTATACGATCTGGTATGTTATCTTCAAAAGCTATATCTTATGATATAACAAGAAAAAAATATGATGTTAAAACATATAATATGTTTCAACGATTTGATAAACAAAAACACCTAAACCCTTATCCTATTAATTCTGATAAATCTATTTTTAGAAATAATTCTATGATAATAAACTATCCTAGAACATATGGGCAGTTTAATGGATTCGGAGATACTTCTAATTACTCAACAATACAGGAACGACTATCTCTAATGAAGTTAGCCCAAGCTAATCGTTTAGATATTACTGTTATGGGTAGAATAGATTACACAGTTGGACAAAAGGTCTCTGTGACACTTAACAAGATTGAACCGATATCAAAAGAAGATACTGATGTTGTAGATAAAATGTTTTCAGGATATTACCTGATATCTGCTATCAATCACTATATTGATAGAGATAAACATGAATGTAATATCGAATTGATTAAAGAATCATTGCAGATAGATTTGAATAGGAATTAATATGAACTTTTACTATGGTATAGTAGAAAATAGAAATGATCCATTAAAAATAGGACGTTGTCAAGTTCGAATAGTTGGGTTGCATACACACGATAAATCTATACTTCCAACTTCTGACTTGCCATGGTCTACTCCATTACAGCCAGTAACATCTGCTGGAATGAATGGTATCGGAACATCCCCTATTGGTCCAGTTGAAGGTACAACAGTAGTTATTATTTTTGCAGATGTAGATCAACAGCAACCAATTATGATGGGTACGCTGGGTGGTGTTCCACAATCAAAAGCAGCAGAATTAGCAGAAGATGATTCAAGAACTAATGTATTGGATTCTACTGATAATAATTTAACAGACATTTCTGGTAATACAATAACAACTACCTTAGGTACTCCTGTTGAATCTCCTCCAACTCCAAATAAACCAGACATAAAAGAGCAGCCTGTTGCGAACAAACCTTCAGATGATGTTCTTAAACAAGCAATACCAACTAAACCACCTCCACAGTCTACATCAAATCCAACAAAAGCAGAAGAAAATATTAAACATATAATTGCTGCATGCGATAAAGTTGGGTTAACATCAAAATATGCAAAGTGTGCTATTTTAGGTATTTGTGGTGGTGAATCTGGTTGGTTGCCTGTTGAAGAAGGATACTATTATAGTAGTGCAGAAACTTTATCGAAAATTTTCCGTAGAACATTTCCAACAGTAGAATCTGCACAACCATATGTAAAGTGGCAAGGTACACGAGAAGATTTCTTTAAAAAGATATATTCACCTGAAGGAAATGGATCATTAGTTGGGCACAAAGGTGCAGATGATGGAGCAAAGTATTTTGGTCGTGGATTTAATCAAATTACAGGTAAAGCATTATATACAAAATTACAAGCGTTTTTATCAACAAGAGGAATCGCAGTTGACTTTGTAAATAAACCTAAGTCGTTAATTGATGATCCACAAGTAGCTGCTCTTGCCACTGTTGCATTTTATGCTCTATTTGTTAAACATAATCAAAATGATCCAGGTTATTTTATAAGCGCATTAAAACGCACTGGCGCAGATGCTAATGGTACTGGATATAAAAAGAAACAAAAATATTATGAATATTTTCTTGGGGCTGCAGTTACTGTTGATCCTACGAATAAACCTACAGCGGATGACCAAAAAACTTATACTAAAGAAGAAGTTAAAGATCTTCCTCCATTAAAGCAAGCTGCGTTATTAGAAGATAGATCTTCTGCAGGATCTATAGGATTTCAAGATCCGAATCAAAAATATCCGTTACGAAATTTAATTGATGAGCCAGACACGAATCGTCTTGCTCGTGGTATTATTAAAGAAACTGCTATTGAGTTTAAAGATTCAACCAGAACAAAACAAATTTCTATTGCAAATGATACTGATACGTGGGAGCAACCAATTGCTCCATTTGGAGGTCAATATCCGTATTCTAAAGTTTATGAGTCTGAAACTGGTCATTTGTTTGTTATGGATGATACTCCAAATAATGAGAATATAAGTCTGTATCATCGACAAGGAACTTTCTTAGATATTGATGCGAATGGTACACAGGTTAATAAAATTGTAGGTGATGGATATACTATAGTTGATAATAATGGCTCAATATATATTGGTGGTCGTTGTATATTAACTGTTGGTAATGGTGTTAATATATTAGTAGAAGGTAGCGCAGACATACAAGTCGAAGGACACTCTGTTATTAATCTTAAGAATCAAGCAGATATATCTGTCGCCAGCGATTTAAATCTATCAGTTGGTGGTGATATGAAAACTAGAGTCGCTGGTAACTACATAGTTGAAGCAGCCAATTTAGGATTTAAAACTGCTGGAAATATAAACGCAATTGCAGATGGTAATACATTGATAACTGGATCTTCATCAATGCAGCTTCAGAGTGATGGTAATATGCGTCTTGACTATGCACGTGGTGACTTTGGTAATGTTGCAGATAAAGCGGTAGTCGAAGCAACTGGATTATCTTTTATTGAAGTAGGAGAAGCTAGACCAAATCAGTTTAGTTATCTACAAACACCTGTTCGCCCATCACCACCAGTTCAACTAAAATATGTTATTGAAAATGAAAACAACGCAGTTATTAATGACTATGTGGCAAATCCAGACAAATATTATAATCCAAGGGCAGAGGAAAATGGTGTTAAACCTAATCTACCCCCAACACCTAAAGATTCTGGTACTGGACAGAGTTTAAAATCTGAAGCTGTTGCTGGTGATATACCACCATTCTTACAGAAACAATTAGAACTAACTGCAAAGAATGGATACTGGAGAGAAACAGGTATGAATGGTGGTACATCCAATCCAAATATTGTTCGTATTTGGGTTGATCTTGGATACCCAAGTCAGTCATATTGGAGAAACGATCAAACTCCATGGTGTATGGGATTTGTGGCTTGGACATTAAAACAATGCGGATACCGTTATTATCAAACAGCGTCATCTTGGGCAATTAGAGATTCTGCTAGTAAGTTTAATGCAACAAAAGTTAGTCCAGCTGAAGCACAAGGTGGTGATATTGTCTTGTGGGACTTTGGTCATGTCAACTTTGTTTATACTGCACAAAATGGTAAACTAACTTTTGTTGGTGGAAATCAGGGTGGTAAATCTAGAGACAATAATCCAAACTCAGGTGATTGTACAATTAGTTGGGCGAGCGGATGGACACAAGCAAGGGGTGGTATCGTTGGAATCTGGCGACCAAGTAAAACATAATGGCATTTAGTCCTATATCAACAACTCTAGGAACAGTGAATGAAAATACTAATTTCTCATTTACTGTCACCTATGCTACTATATTGCCTCCAGCATCTTTAAGTGTTATTATAACTCCGCTAGAGACTAATCCAAATAGCATAGTAATTTCTGGTGGATCCATAAGTGGATATTACTACGATAGCTTTGATAATACTTTAACTTACAGAACTAAAACAGACACATTTATCACAGTTCCGAAATTTGAGCAAATAGATTTAAATAAGTTAAGCGAAATGGTTTCCTACAAAGCCAGTTTAGTTCTTTATAAAAACTTCACATATAGAGCAGACGCCATGAACACTAACGGAACTGTTGCAGCTTCTCAGATTTATACTATAATTGTTTCTAATGACTGGACTGAAGGTAAAAATAATTTACAAACTTTTGTAGGATACACTCTATAATGCCAGCAGTAATTAGACTTAATGATATGAGCACTGGCCATGGGTGTTTTCCACCCACAAAACTGGCTGTAACTCCTGTTTCTAAAACATTTTTTAATGGAATACTAGCAGGAGTCGTAAGTAATGCGTGCCAACATGAGTCACATTCTTGTGGAATAGTAGTGCATGAACAATCAATACGTAACCCTTCTTCTGGGGCATCAAAAACCTTTATAGAAGCAAATCCTGCAGCCAGAATAGGTGATAATATAACATGTGGTGATGCATGTGGCGAAGGATCTCCAAATTCGTTTATAGAATAACCTAAATAACTAATATGGCACTCAACACAAGAACCTTCTCAGACTTAGACTTTAACTTCACTGCTCATCCAGTGACTAAAGACATTTCACGTAAATTTGATGAAAATGCCATAAAATCTGCTGTTAAGAATTTGATACTAACCGCACACTATGAAAGACCCTTCCATAGTGAAATTGGATCTCCAATTAGAGCACTTTTGTTCGAACTACCTACACCTATGTTTGCTCTTTCTCTTAAGAGAGCCATTATAGATGTTATCAATAACTATGAACCACGTGTTCAAATCATAGACGTTATCGTTTATGATCTAAGGGATGAAAACACAGTAAACGTAACAATAGAATTTAAAATAGTAAATACAGAAAACCCACTTTCTGTAGAAATAGTATTAGAGAGAACTCGATAAATGGCTATAAACAATAAAAGAATTAGCGTAGCTGAATTAGACTTTGACGCTATCAAATTAAACATTAAGAACTATCTCAAAGGACAGT